GGCAGCGGCACTTGGTGATGATGCAAACTTCTCAACAACAATCACTACCAGCATTGGAACTAAGTTAAATTCTTCTGCGGTAAGCGCATTTGGTCTAACTCTTGTTGACGATGCCGATGCTGCCACTGCCAGAACTACACTAGGATTGGGCACTGCTGCTACGACTGCTGCTACTGCTTATGCTACTTCTGCCCAGGGAACTAAGGCAGATAATGCTTTACCAGCAGCAAACGTAAGTGTTTTTGGTGGTACGCTGATTGACGATGCAGATGCTGCTGCTGCCAGAACAACACTGGGTCTAGGTACTGTCGCAACTACTGCTGCTTCTGCTTATGCCACTGCTGCTCAAGGCACTAAAGCAGATGCTGCACTTCCTTCAGCAGATTTCAATAGCACGTTCGACACGAGACTCGGAACAAAGTCAACCACAAACCTAACTGAAGGCACAAACCTTTACTTCACGACTGCTCGTGCTAGAGGTGCAATTTCTGCAGGTACTGGTATTACTATCACTGATGGTGCTATTGCTACTACTATCACCCAATACACAGATGCCCTAGCAAGAGCATCGGTTTCAGTTACCGACTCTGGTGGCGATGGTTCGCTATCATATAACAATTCGACTGGTGTGATCACATATACAGGTCCATCTGCCGCTAATGTTCGAGCACACTTCAGCGCTGGAACTGGTATTACTATCACTGACGGTGCAGTTGCGGTAGATTCAACTATTGCAACGAAGACTTATGCCGACAATGCTGCGACAACTGCAGTCGCCAACGTTATTGATACTGCTCCAGCAGCGTTGAATACGTTGAATGAATTGGCAGCTGCACTTGGTGATGATGCCAATTTCTCCACTACTATTACTACGAGCATTGGAACTAAGTTAAATTCGTCCGCAGTTAGTGCGTTTGGTTTGACACTCGTAGATGATGCGGATGCCGCTGCTGCCAGAACTACATTAGGTCTTGGCACCGCAGCTACTACTGCAGCGTCTGCTTATGCGACTGCCGCACAAGGAACTAAGGCAGATAATGCTTTGCCAGCAGCAAATGTCAGCACTTTCGGTGGAACATTAATCGATGATGCCGATGCTGCCGCTGCTAGAACTACTCTGGGACTTGGCACCGCAGCAACCACTGCTGCTAGTGCTTATGCTACAGCAGCGCAAGGGACTAAAGCAGACAATGCTTTACCAGCAGCAGATTATACCGCCGCAGATGTTCTTACTAAATTGAAAACAGTCGATGGTGCTGGATCTGGTCTAGATGCCGATCTACTTGATGGCAACTCAAGCGCATATTTCCGCATTAACATCTATGACGCAGCAGGGACTCTATTGAATTAATATGTCAACAGTTATTCAACTCAAAAGAAGTGAAACCACAGGGGCGATTCCCGCTGCGGGTGATATTGCAGTTGGAGAACTTGCGGTTAATCTGGCGGATGGAACATTATATTCTAAGAAAACTGACGGTAGTATTATCGAAGTTGGTGGGTATAATCCAGACTTCTTCACGATTCCAGGAACAATCGATCTAGGCGACATCGCGGGTGTGGATCCTACAGTGTATGACATGGGTTCAATATAAATAGTCCGAAATAGAGGATAATAAATGGCAACGGTTTCATCCAGACAAGGACTAATTGATTACTGTCTCCGTAGACTCGGATTCCCTGTAATTGAAATTAACGTCGATGAAGATCAAATAGAAGATCGCATCGATGATGCATTGCAGTATTTTCAAGAGTTCCACTTTGATGGTGTCGAGAGAACATACCTAAAGCATCAAATCACAGGCAACACTCTTAAATTCAGCGGACTAAGTTCTCCGTCGTTTGACATCAAAGAAAAAATTGTCGGCGAAACATCAGGAGCATCTTGCTATTTGGTTGCACTAAATGGTACCACTGCAACAGTTGGTATGACAAAAGGAGTATTCCAAGCAGGTGAGAATGTAACTGGGGTCAGTTCAGGGTTTACTCGTGCACTTGCTACTACCAATTTTTATACTGCGGGCGATTTAGATAACCAATATATTCCTATCCCAGACTCAGTAATTGGCATCATCAAGATGTTTAATTTCAACGCTCCAGGTGATGGTATGGAAAATCCAAACAACATGTTCAACTTGGTCTATCAGTTTAGACTTAACGACATGTATAATCTTCTGTCAGCAGACCTTATCTACTATGCGCAAGTTAAAACAACTCTGCAAATGTATGACCAGATTTTTCCTGGACAGCGTTCGATTAGGTTCAACAGAAAAACAGACAGACTTTATATTGACGTAAATTGGGACGACACTTTCCAAATCGGCGATTATATTATCGTCGAGTGTTATCGCATTCTAGATCCAAATACATACACCCAAGTCTACAACGACCGTTTCTTGAAGACATATGCAACCGCACTACTCAAAAAACAGTGGGGTGATAACATGAAGAAGTTTGGTGGTATCCAACTTCCAGGTGGTGTCATTTTAAACGGCAAAGAAGTTTATGACGAGGCAGTCGAAGAAATTAGAATGATTCAACAAGATATGCAATTAAGTTCTGAGTTGCCAGTCGATTTTATGGTGGGATAAACCATGCCTACCAACTTCTACTTTCAATCTGGCAATACATCTGGAACCACAAACGAACAGCGTTTGGTGGAGGATCTTGTCATTGAAAGTCTGAAGATCTACGGGCACGACGTTTATTATCTTCCAAGAACTATTGCTAACAAAGATCCAATCTTCGGCGAAGATCCGTTATCATACTTCAGTCAATTCTATCCTCTGGAAATGTATCTAGAGAACGTAGAAGGATTCGAAGGTGAAGGCGATCTGTTCACCAAGTTCGGATTCGAGTTTAGAGCATCGGCAACCTTTGTAGTTTCTAAGAGACGTTGGGAAGAATCTGTCGCAGATAATGCCGAGAATCTCCAACTGACAACAAGACCATCAGAAGGTGACATCCTTTATTTCCCAAAGACCAAAACGTTCTTTGAAATCAAGTATGTTGACTTCCTCAATCCGTTCTACCAACTGGGTAAGATTAACGTATTCAAACTGAAATGCGAAGTCTTCGAATATAGTTCTGAGCGATTTATGACTGGCAATCCAGAAATCGATGTCATCGACGATAAATCGCAGGATCAATTCGCATACCAGTTCTTGCTGGAGGGTGGCGGAAATCTATTGTTAAACTCTGGCGATTCTCTAATCTTGGGTGGTTACTCGGTAACCGATATCGACCCACTGGCAAATAATGAAGACTATGATAAACTTGCGTATGATGGAATTCTAGACTTTACGTCTATCAATCCATTCGGCGAAGTGTTAGCGAGGAAATAATGTTCGCAGGTAAATTTTTCTACCATTCGCATATTCGTAAAGCGATTATTGCATTTGGAACTATCTTTAACAACCTAGTTGTGCAACGCAAAAACTCTGAGGGACAATTTGCGCAGAGTCTTCGTGTTCCTCTTGCATATTCGACCAAACAGAAATTTCTTGCTCGCATTGCCTCGGTAACTACTACCGATCCTGCAAGCACAGCAATCACACTACCGAGAATTGGGTTTGAAATCACTGGACTCAATTACAATCCAACTCGTAAGATTAACATACTGACCAAGAATGTTGCTGTTGGTTCGGGCGACGATCCAAACCAATTACGATCGCAGTTTACCAGCACTCCATACGATATGAATATTTCGCTTTATATTTTTGCAAAGAACCAAGATGATGGATTGCAAATTATCGAGCAGATTCTACCATTCTTTAATCCAGATTTTTGCGTCACAATTAATGACATCCCAGAGATGGGAATTAAACGCGACTTGCAAATAACTCTTGATGGTATCGATTATGAAGACCAATACGAGGGTGAATATACTCAGCGACAGTCAATTATCTGGACGTTGAGTTTTAAACTTGGATTGAATTTCTATGGACCTGTAGAACTACAGGGTATCATTCGAACTGCTATTGCAAATACATATGCAAATGATATAGCAGATATTACTAACGGACAAAAATATACAGTGACAACATCGCCTTCCGACGTAACACCAGAAATTGGTGCGTGGGACTATGTGGAGACATTTGATGAGTTCTTCGAATAACTATGAAAAACTAGATGAGATTTTTGGGACTCAGACTGAGCAAATATCTACTGCGGTAGTCATCCCACCTGCTGCACCGATTCAAGTTCCAGTTGCGTATATACCAACTGGTGATGATATCGAAGACGATTATCAAGTTGCTCGCCAGAAACTTAATACACTTATTGACAAAAGTCAACAGGCACTCGATGGTATGCTTAATGTAGCACTTGCCAGTGATAGTCCTCGAGCGTATGAAGTTGTCGGACAGTTAATTAAAACCACTGGCGATACTGCCAAGGATCTGCTGGATCTACAGGCGAAGAAAAAGAAACTTCGCGAAGAACAACCAGTAAAGGGAAATATTGAAACCCAGAATAATATTGTTTTTGCTGGGTCTACTGCAGATCTCTTGAAGGCATTGAAAGCGGAAAAGGCAAAAATAATTGATCATGAATGAAGAAGAATCCTCGTATCACGGTAATATTAATTTAAAACCGATCGGGCATAAGCATAGTTTTACAATGGAGCAGTTGGCAGAACTTGAGTTGTGCCAAGAAGATCCCATTTATTTTATTGAGAACTATTGCCAGATCGTTACTCTTGATCACGGTCTTCAGTTATTCAAACTCTATGATTGCCAGAAGCGCAAAGTAAGACATATCCTAGACAATCGTAAAGCGATTCTTATGGAGGGTCGTCAGCAAGGTAAGACGATTACTTCTGCTGCTTGTATCCTATGGTATACTCTTTTCCAAGAAGCAAAAACAGTCGCTATTATGGCGAACAAAACTTCTGCTGCAAGAGAAGTTATGTCTCGTTACCAAGGCATGTATGAGAACTTGCCTCTGTGGATGCAACAGGGGGTGAAGACTTGGAACAAGGGCGACATTGAATTAGAAAACGGATCGAAGGTATTTACCTCGGCGACAACTACCAGCGGTATTCGTGGTAAGTCTGTTAACTGGTTGTATATCGACGAAGCAGCGATTATTCCAAACACTGTTGCCGAGCAGTTCTTCGCTTCAGTTTATCCTACAATTTCTGCTGGTCAAACCACGAAGATTCTATTGACTTCTACACCTCTGGGGTATAACCACTTCTGGAAGTTCTGGAACGAAGCAGAAAAGGGCGCAAATGGTTTTGTGCCAATGTTCATCCCATACACTGAAATCCCAGGACGTGATGATGCATGGGCAGAAGAACAACTAAGACTTCTCGGTGAGTTGAAATTCAATCAGGAAGTTATGTGTAACTTCCTCGGTTCGAGCAATACACTCATCAATGCTAAGACTCTTGGCAACATGAGTTCTATCGATCCAGTATATTCTAAAGATGGACTGGATGTGTTCGAGGAACCCATGCCAGATAGAGCATATGCGATGACTGTTGATACTGCTAGAGGTATCGGCGGAGATTACTCCACAGCAGTGGTAATCGACGTCACTTCAGTCCCGTATAAGATGGTAGCGAAGTATCGAGACAACAAGATTGCTCCGTTGCTGTTTCCTAATATTATAAATAAAGTGGCGAGAGATTATAATTCCGCACACGTATTGATTGAAGTTAATGATATTGGGCAGCAAGTCGCTGATATTCTACACAGCGACTTAGAATATGATAATATTCTTACGACTGCTCGAGATGCGAACAAACAATACTTGTCTCCTGGATTTGGCAGAACAACCACCTTTGGTGTTAAAATGTCAAAACAGGTTAAGAGGCAGGGATGTTTTACGTTTAAGTCGTTATTAGAAGAAATGAAGTTACAAATTTTTGATGCTGATACCATCAGCGAGTTATCAACGTTTATTGAAAAGGCAGGATCGTATCAAGCAGACGAAGGTTATCATGACGACTTAGCAATGTGCTTAGTACTGTTCGGATGGTTAACCACAAACACTTACTTTAAAGATTTAACCGATATAGATATTCGTGAAAAATTATATGATACCCAAATGAGACAGATTGAAGAAGAACTTACTCCCTTTGGCATTATTGTTAGTGGAACAGAAGAAGAAGTTTTTATTGCGGGTGGTGATTATTGGAAAGTCGATACCTCGTATCGATAAGAGACAAAATACACAAGTTATAAATAAAAGATAAAATGAAACTGATCATTTTAACATAAGGAGAAAAACATGGCTTTTCAGTTATCGCCTGGAGTCCTAGTAACCGAGCAAGACCTTACTAATGTAATCCCAGCAGTTTCTACATCTGCTGGTGCATTTGTTGGTGCATTCGCATGGGGACCAGCGCAAGAAATCATTACTGTTCCATCCGAGAACGAACTTGTAAAGCAGTTCGGTGGACCAAGCAGTGCCAATGCAGTAGACTTCTATTCTGCTGCAAACTTCCTCGCATATGCCAACAACCTTAAACTGGTTCGTGCAGTTGGTACGACAGCAAAGAATGCTGTTGGTGCAGGTACAGCAGTTCTTATTAAGAACATCACTGACTACGAAAATAACTTCATCGACGGTGAAGGCGATGCAGACTGCGCATTCGTTGCAAAATATCCAGGAGTTCTTGGTAACTCGCTACTGGTTTCAATCTGTGATTCGACTGGTTGGGATACATGGGACTATGCATCGAGTTTCTCTGGACAACCAGGAACTTCTGACTATGCCGATTCCAAGAACGCAGAACTTGATGAAGTTCACGTAATCGTTGTTGACGCTGATGGTCTCTTCACAGGAACTGCAGGAACAATTCTTGAAAAGTTCCCATACCTGTCAGTTGCATCTGATGCCAAGGGCAGCGACGGTGGTTCGATCTATTATAAGAACGTAATCAACGACCAATCAAAGTATGTCTGGTGGACAAATCACCCAACAAATGGTGGCGAAGACCTCAACTGGGGCGCTGCAGCAAGTTCGGG